CGTGGCAACATCGTGGGAGAAATCGACTTCTATCTCGCGCGTGCCTGGGGCGCTCGGCAAAGACGCGGATTAAGGGATGCGGTGGTGTGCTATGAATGAATACGATTGCACTGCGGACGTGATGGAGCACAAGCGCAAAGTCGAATACTGGGCGCGAGATTTCGTGCATTGGTTTGAGAGCCGGATCAGACTGCACGACAATAGCAAATTATTGCCGCCTGAAAAGCAAGTGTTTGACGAGTACACGCCGAAACTCAAAGAGATGGAGTTCGGGAGCGACGAATACAAAGCGGCTCTTGTCGGCATGGGCGAGGGGTTGCGTCATCACTACGAAGTAAACGCGCATCACCCGGAACATTTCAAGAATGGCGTTGACGGCATGACGCTGGTCGATCTGGTCGAGATGTTTTGTGATTGGCTTGCTGCGGCTGAACAAGCGCACAGGCCGATCGATGTGGCGTATGTCGCGGAGCGCTTTTGTTTGTCGCAACAACTGGTGAGTATCCTTTTCAACACCATGAAGGAAATAGATTTCTGGTGTGAAGTGAACGGCGTTCCAATTACATACTTCACGCCAGAGGACACGAGATGAGTGAGCAGCGCGAATTAGATCGCATCGAGGATAACGAGGTAGATGCCTTGAAAACATCGCAACAGATTCACTCCCGCATCACCTACGCCAAGCGCGACAGACGCGATCGCTTTATCAGCGCGACGGTGCTGGTCGGCTTCGTGGTTGTGGTGGGGCTGGCGCTGATCATCTTGCAGGTGGCGCGCTAATGAAATTCATTTTGACCTACACGATAACGGAAGTCCGACAAGTTGAGGTTGAAGCAGACGATATTATCTCTGCGCAAAAAGACCTTGCAGATCACAGCAGGTCTCCGCATGATTTTTTAGGGTGGCAACTAGTCGATGTCAGGCAGTCTTATTGCGTAAAATCGGATCATGATTTGACTGCTGGAATGGGAGCGGTGCGCTAATGCCGTGGCTACATCAGTTCGATTTTACCGGTCGAATCACCACGACGGATACAACCGATGCGAAACCGCTGGGCCGTCGTGTTGGTGCGGAGTGTGCGGTCATCCGTTAACACTCGTGCGGCCCGGAAAGTGGCAATGCGATCGATGCGAGGATGCGAAAGAGATACCGATGGCTGAGGCCGTGGACGAGATGCACAAGATTGCGGAGTGGCTGAGGCGATAGGTAAGTATGCCAGTTAAACGGCAGACAAACGGGAAGAAAGTAAAGCGAGACAAGATCGGGCGCATCACAAAGGGTAGCGCTCCGCTAAATCCGCTCGGTGCCCCAAAGCGCTTTGACTCATGGGCTGAGACGATCAAACTCGTTGGCGAGATGGACGGGCCATCGATTGCAGCGCTATGGGATACGCAGCACAAGGAGTTCGGCCATTTGCCTAAAGGGATCACGATGAAGCAGTTGGTCGTGATGACGGTGTATGCGGCGCTATTGCGCGAGCCGTCGCCCGGTAATTGGCGCGAGTTGATGGACAGGGCAGAGGGGCCGGTAAAAGAGCAGATTGATCTAACGGTGAGCGAGAAAGTTATCGAGGTTGACATTGAAGACGACGGACACGATCAAGATACGGATCAAGTCGCGGGTTTTCAATAGCGTTTACATCCCGCACCTTAACAATCTAAGCCGAGTCCAGATATTCTACGGCGGCAGCGGCAGCGGCAAGAGCGTGTTTCTTGCACAGCGGGCCGTGTACGATGTCATGCGTGGCGGGCGCAATTACTTGGTCTGTCGCGCCATTGCGAAGGACAGCCGCCGATCGACCTTCGTCGAGATTCAAAAGGTCATCACGGCGTGGGGTCTGTCGGAGTTGTTCAACGTCAACAAAACCGACATGACGATCACATGCTCAAACGGATATCAGGTCTTATTCAGTGGCCTTGATGACTTGCAGAAGTTGAAAAGCATCACGCCCGCGAAGGGTGTTATAACTGACATCTGGATCGAAGAGGCGACACAGACCGAACCGAACGACATCAAAGAATTGATCAGGCGACAGCGCGGCGGCGACGAATCGACACCCAAACGGTTGACGCTATCATTCAATCCAATCTACCAGACGCACCATTTATACCTGACTTATTTCGCAACGATTGCATGGGCCGACGATCAGACTGTATACACATCGCCGGAACTGTCGATACTCAAGACGACCTACAAAGACAATCGATTCCTGACGGCGGCAGATAGGGCCGATCTTGAGAACGAAACTGACGAGTATTATTTCAACGTCTACACGCTTGGCAAGTGGGGCGTGCTGGGTGATGTCATCTTCAAGAATTGGCGCGTGGAAGATTTGAGCGGGATGCGCGACCAATTCACGAATCACTGTCACGGGCTTGACTTCGGCTTTGCGAGTGACCCGGCAGCGATGCCGTGTCAGCATTACGATAGCAAGCGCAAACGGCTGTATATCTACGATGAGTTGTACGAACACGGCATGACTAACGACGTGCTGGCGACTGAGGTTAAGCGGCTGATCGGCAAAGACTATGTGAGATGCGATAGCGCCGAACCTAAGTCGATTGCAGAGTTGAACACTTACGGAGTCAATGCGATTGGCGTCAAGAAGGGCAAGGACAGCGTACTATTTGGTATTCAGTGGCTACAACAGCAAGAGATCATCATAGATTCAAAGTGTCTACATGCCCGCGCAGAGTTTTCGGTGTATCATTGGAAGAAGGACAAGGACGGCAACACGATCAAAGTCCCGGTGGATAAAAATAATCACATCATTGACGGCTCGCGTTATGGCTGTGAGGATTACATGATGGGCGGCGTCACGACGCTTGAAAACCCGTTCTACAACTGAGGCTAATATGGGCTGGACTGATTCTATCCGCGACACGATTGTAAACTGGCTTCTGCCGACCACGCTGGAAGACCGCGAACGGCTTGCCATGCTCAAGGCCTACGGCAAGCGGCGCGAGTACCGTGAGGGCGTGCAGCGTAAGCCGCTGGTGGTCAAGGTCAATCAGGCCGATGATAACCTGACGCTGAACTTCACCGGCTTGATCATTGACCGCGGCATCAGTATGCTGTTCGGTGACGGCGTGGACTTTGATTTCAGCGTGGCGGAAGGCGAGACAGACGCGCGCGCAGAGTTTATCGATGCGATGATCGAGGCAAACGTTTATCCGATCTTCCTGCACAAGACAGCACAGTTGGGCGGCACGTATGGCACGAACTACACCAAGATCATTCCCGGTGGTCTGCCCGATGGACAGACTCGACTTGTACCCATCAATCCGCACTGGGTGACGATGACGGCGCTGCCAGAGGACATGGACACCATCTGGCGCTACACGATCCAGTACAACGCTCAAGACGAGAACAGCAAAGACGTATCGTACAAAGAAGAAACCGATCACCTGCGCACTGCGGACGGCTTTTCTGATGCGTGGTCGGTAAAGAATTTCGTCATGCGTGATGGCAAGAATTGGGAACTGGTCAAAGATACGTTGTGGGAATACCCCTTCGCGCCGATTGTCCACTGGCAGAACCTGCCCGATGCTGAGTCAATGTATGGCGACCCTGACATCACCGATGACATGATCATCATTCAGGACGCGCTAAACTTTGTGGCGTCGAACATTCAGCGCATCATCCGTTACCACGCTCACCCAAAGACGTGGGGGCGCGGCTTCTCGACGACTGGCACAGCATCATGGGGCGCTGATGAGATGGTGACGGTCAATGGTCAAGACGCGATGATCGCAAATCTTGAAATGCAAACAGATCTCGCGTCATCGCGTGAGTTTCTGCACTACTTGCGCGGCGTGCTGTTCGACATCTCACGTACCGTCGATCTGTCATCGATGACGGATAAGATCGGGGCGCTGACAAACTTCGCGCTGCGCGTGCTGTACAAAGATGCACTCGATAAACTAAATAGCAAGCGTGTGCTGTACGGCTGGGCGCTTAGCGAGATCAATCGGCGCTGTTTGATTCTAGCTGGCATCGACACCGATACGGGCGGCGCAGTGGTGTGGCCTGACGCACTTCCGACGAACACGGGCGAACAAGCGAAAGAGTTGCAGATTGATCTAGGCGAAGGGCTAGTGGACAAAGAGACGGCCAGCACGCTGCGCGGCTACGATTGGGAAACGGTGCAGGCGCGACTTGAGGAAGAAAAAGCGAATGACACGATATTGGGCGATCAACTAATGAAAGCGTTCGAGCAGGGCCAAGGCGCGGGCAGTCAGATGACGCAACAACCCGCACAGATGCAAGCGCAACGACAAATGGCGGAGGAAGTTAGCGCAGTCGCGTAGGGGTGCGCGGCTGATCAAGGGGGATGCGAAATGCCACTTGTAGGGAATGATATGTTTTTTTCTGGTAATGTTGTCTGGGAGTGCGCCAAGTGCGGACGCGTTTTTGTCTTCGTTGACGAGGGCGAAAAGCACGAAAAGAAATGTGACGGAAAAAAGCCAGACAAGAAAACAGCGGGGAGTCGCGGCGATGAAAGCAAGAGCGGAAAATAACAGGATGAACCGGTAGATGCCGCAGACTGATCTGATTCGCCTTGCCGAACAACTCACCGCTGCCGCCGCACGCCAAGACGGCGCGGCAATGACGCGCATCGCGCGCGCCTATCAAAGCATGTACGGCAGACTATCTGGTCAGATCGAAACGCTCGCACAGCAAATCGGAACTGACGCGCTTAGCGCCGGGCAAGTTGCGCGTTTGTCGCGCTACAAAAGTTTGATGTTGCAGATTGAACGTGAACTAAACGACCTTGCAATTTACACCCGCACCGAACTTTCCACTAACGCCGAAGCGCAAGTGGCGCGAGCGCTGCGTGATTCGCGATCGCTGATTTCAACGACAACAGCGCAGGCCGGGATCACAGTTGGCTTCAACGCACTGCCCGCGCAGACCGTGATCAACTTGCTTGGCTTCTTGGGGCCGAAATCGCCGCTGTATGCGCGTCTAAAAATGTTAGCGCCTACTCATGCCGACGCAATCAGCAAGTTATTCGTTGACGGCATCGGCCTGGGCTGGAATCCGCGCAAGATTGCAGCGGCAATTCGGCGGCAATTCGGCATGGGCCTGGTCGATGCGTTGCGCATGACACGGACGGCGGGCTTGTATGCGTACCGTGAGACTAACCGCGCGAGTTACATCGCCAATAGCGACGTGGTATCGGGCTGGCAGTGGATGGCCGCGATCAATAATCCTAACGTGTGCCCGTCATGCTTGCGGATGCACGGCACGAAACACGCCAACACGGAGCGACTTAACGATCATCATAATGGGCGCTGCGCGATGCTCCCGATCGTCAAGGGATTCGCGCCGCCAATCGACAAGACAGGCGAGCAGATATTCAACGAGATGAGCGACGCTGATCGGCGCGCGATGCTGGGCCGTGACTATCACCAGGCGTGGAAAGATGGGCTGTATTCATTCAGCGACATCAGTACGGAGCGGCCAAACGACGTGTATGGGCCGATGCGCGGCGTAACGCCGCTATGGCAATTACTAGGCGCAGAGCCGCCAGTTAGGATGAGATGAAAAGTATTAGCGACGTAGAATTTAAGCGGGACGATAATCTGAATTCTGACGGGGCAAGCGGAGCGATAGAAATAAACCTGTTTGATTCAGGTGACATTGAGGCGCGGATTAGTTCTGATGCCGCATTCCTGGTTCAGGCTGAGGCATTGCGTTATTCCGCTCAGCATAAGACGACCGTGTTAGCGGCGATTAGCATGAACCGCCAGTTTGGTAATGATCTCGTAGAAATCGCTCCTGGCATATTCGATAGACCGTTACTGGTTAGATTATCAAAAGACGAGCGCAATCTGATCATGCGCTTGCGCCAAGCGGCGGGACAAGGGCGGCTCGTGGTCGTCGATCCTGATGCGATGGTGTGGTATTTATGCGGTCCACAGGAGCGCAGCGGGAAGTAGCGCTTGACAGATAGTGTATACTGTAGGTATGGCGCGTTGGTAGGCTTGATAACCGAGAGACGCGCAGTAAAATGGGACAATCAGTGAGACGACCTTGACCCATACCACGTAACGAATAAGCGCAAATCAAAGCGTATTTTGTTACGTGGTTCGGTCGGACAATCGAATATGTTGGGAACACCACCCAACCGGGACAGGAAGCCCGCCAACTCGTGATGAGTTGTGCGGGCTTTTTTATTACCACAAGGAGATTTTTGCATGACGACCGAGACGGTCACAGAAGAGGTAGTCGAGACGACTACGACAACCGCACCGCAAGCGCCGGCGAGCAAGACGCTCGACGAGTTGCAAGCGGAGAACGCACGCATGGCGAAGGCGCTCAAAGACGCGAATCGCGAAAGCGCAGATCGGCGTAAGAAGTTAGACGACTTCGAGAAGGCCGAGCAAGCGCGCAAGGACGCGGAGTTGAGCGAATTTGATAAATTGAAAAAAGAAGCCGATACGTTACGCGCACAAGCCGCATCTGCTACTCGCCAAGTGTTGCAGCGCGACATCGCCGCTGAAGTCGGATTGCCGCCCGTGTTTGCGGGCCGCATTCAAGGCGCGGATCGTGACGCGATGTTGGCCGATGCTCAAGTGATGTTGGCGGCATTACCAAAACCTGGAGCACCGGCGCTCACGCCGACGAATCCCGGCGGCGGAACGACACGCGGTGAGACAGACGAGGAAAAGCGCAAACGGCTAGGGCTTCGCTAATAGGAGAAGCACATGACGCAGTTAAACACGTTTGCCGATATTTCCAGTATCGCGCAAGCAATTCAGGAAGATGCAATCTTCATCGAGCGCGATACCAACTTCATGGCGCAGATCGTGAAGGTGTTTACTGACGGCAGGGGCGGCAACACGCGCACCGGCTATCAGTACAACGCTGGCACGGCCAAGACAATCGCCGAAGTTGACGACATGACCAGCGAGGCGTTTACGCCTGCCGCACTGGAGACATTGACACCGGGTGAAGTCGGCTTGCAATTCTTCTTGACCGACAAGCGCATTGAAACTGACGCGCCGGAAAACATCCGCACCGACGCGGCCACAGAACTGGGCAACGCCGCACGCGATAAGATCGAGTCTGATCTCGTTGGGCTGTTTACATCGTTCACGGGCGGCACGATGGGCACGGCGGGCAGCACCGTGACGTGGGGGCAAGTGTTCGCGGGCGCTACCGTCGTGCGCACGAACAGCAAGAATCGATCCATGCCACTCTACTGCGTGCTGCATGAATATCAGTGGCACGCGCTGGCGAAGGCTACGAGCGTGGCCGGCATCACGTTGCAGAGCATCCCCGATCGTCTCGTGGGGCCTGGCGGCTCGTGGTACGTTGGAAGTGCGGCTGGCATTTCGTTTTACGCCACCACCAACATCACCATCGCATCGTCAAGCGCATACGGCGGTTTGTTCCAGCGTAACGCGATCGCCTACGACATCCGTCGCGCAATCCGCATCGAGCCGCAGCGAGACGCCTCGCGGCGCGGGTGGGAATTGAACATGAGCAGCCTTTACGCTAAAGGTGTGTGGCGTCCAACCTTCGGCGTTGCGATGCTGGGCGCTGCTGTCGCGCCGACCGGCTAAGGAGAAATTGACATGAGCGAATCCATGAACGTCCAAATTGCAACTTTGACAATGGGTCAATTCTCCGGCGCTGCGGCTGTCCCGTTGCTGCACGTCCCTGCCGAAGGTGGCGGCATCACGGTGCTCGAAGCGTGGGCGCTGCAAAACGGAGCAGGCGGATCTGCGATCACATCCGGCACGGCAATCGGCGCGATCTTGATCACGATGGGCACGGTCGCCACTGGCGGAACTCCCGCGGTCAACGGCACGATCGGCGCGTTTGCCGGGACGATCATCCCGACTGCTACCAGCGTCAACAAATGCACCATCTCAACTCCGTTCGTCGAAAAAGATTACTGGATCGGCTTTGACGAAACGGCCGGCACCATCGCGGGCGGGCTGACCATTCAACTCGCCTACGTTGTAGGAAAGTAACACATCGATGTTGACGGCACGGGCTAGGCTTGCAACCGAACGGCGGGAAATCCCCACCGCCTGCCCGTGTCATTTGGGGAACGTGTGAGGGGTGACACTGTGACAGACAAAAAAATCGGAGCAGAATCATTTGTTGACGAGGACGGCATAACTCAAGTTTCTATTTTCGATAGGTACGATGGGTTTACCGTCACGGCAGAGGAAGCACGGATCGTCCTTGAAAAACTAACGCAGGTTATTAAGGCGATTGACGAGGCCGCGCAATGAAAATCAATTGGTTCTCAAACGCGCCGTGGGCCGCAACTGGCTACGGAGTGCAGACAAAGTTATTCGCGCCGCGCATCAGGGCCGCTGGTTACGACATGGCGATCACTGCGTTTTATGGCCTTGAAGGGTCTGTGATCAATTGGAACGGTATACAGGTGTATCCGCGCTGGGCGCACGGCTACGGTCTTGACATCATAGCCGCGCACGCGAAACACCAGCAAGCAGACATCGTGTTGACGCTGCTGGATGCGTGGGTATTCGATGCAGCGCAGATCAACGCGTCAGGGCTGAAGTGGTGCCCGTGGTTCATGGTGGACTGCGAGCCGCTTCAACTGGCAGTGTATCGCAAGATCAAAGAGTCGTTCATGCCGATCACGTGCTCGATCAATGCACAGAAGGCTTGTGATTTTGCTGGCGTCGATACGTTGTATGTGCCGCTGGGTGTTGACTGCAAAACATTCATGCAGCGCGATCGCAAAGAAGCGCGCGCAAAGATGGGCCTGCCTGATGACAAATTCATCGTCGGCATGGTCGCAGCAAACAAAGACCCCGGCGATCGCAAGGCGTTCTTCTTGCAGATCGAAGCGTTCGCAAAGTTTCACGCCAAGCATCCTGACACGCTGTTGTACTTGCACACGCAGAATCCGATCGGGCCAAACATCGGTTATGCGGCCTTGAACCTGAAAGAGTATTGCGAAGTCCAGGGCATGACAGAGGGCAAAGATTTCGTGTTTTGCGATCAGTACGCTTACATTCTTGGCTTCGCAGATGATCACATGGTCAACCTGTACAACTCGATTGACGTGTTGACAAACGTATCACGCGGCGAAGGGTTCGGCGTGCCGATTGTCGAAGCGCAAGCGTGTGGAACGCCTGTTATCGTCGGTGATTGGACGGCCATGTCCGAACTGTGTTTTGACGGCTGGAAGGTAACGAAGGACGAAGCACAGCGCTT